TGTGTTTGTTAACGTGTTTAGTATGTCTTCCCAATTTTGATTTGGGCTTCGCCTTAAAACTACTGACTTGCGTTGTTTTTGCCATTGGTGTATTTATCTATAACCGTGTAACCCAATGAGAAAATAGTGATAAACTCCACCGCCTCAACGAGTTTATCGCTATTATAATAAACCATAGAGCCAAATAGCACCAAAGCGCCAAAAATACCAACAAACCTTTTGGATGAAAATTCGCCTTTATCCCCTTTGAAAATTTCACTTATTCTCATAAAAATATTTTTCAATTAAAAGACTATCGTTAACGGCTCTGATTTCTTCCAAAACAATTGCCGCAGAATCACACATTATTTCGGAGTGGTGGATTTGCTCCTCTGCTTTTTGCTCAATATCAGGTTCAATTGCAACCGCCATAATTAAGGCTATTATTGCTATTCCGTAAAGTAGTTTCATATCTTACCTAAATTTTTATAAATGCTTATTTCAGTAATTAACGCAGAACACAAACTATCTTGCGTTTTTAACATTTTAGACATTTTTTCCAACTTTGCCTCACATAACTCCAAACGCTTTTCGCATCGGTCATTGATGGCTTTGCTTTGGCGTTCTGCCCTATAATATAGCACACTCACAACGACCAACATTAAAAAGGTTATTGCCTTGGTTGGATCGCTTTTAAATTCGTCAAAGGTTATTGGTAGTTTCATCGAATAGGTTGGATTACTTCAAATTCTATTGGTTCTCCTAATATAGGCAGTAAAGATTCGTCATAGGTTATATACCAAAATTGTGGCTCGTTTAATTCTGCAAAGTTGTAATCTACCCAGTGTTGAGTGACATCATCGGGTGATTTAGGAATGCCGTAATATGCGTCACATTCTTGACGTGCTGCGATTGCTTCGGTTTCGGTGGTGTATTTGTAGCCTAACATTAGTAGATAGAATAAAATGAGTTGATGTTGGCTTCTATTCCTGTGCGGTTGGTGGATTGGTTTGACGTATATATTACCACTTCGCTCATATTGCCTACAAAATTATAATTGTCTACTTCTTCACCTGATAATGACTTAAAATCAAAGTTATTATTTGCACCATAATTTGCAGTTGCGCCATTTGTATTTTTATAAGCATTAATAGTTGTAGTTCCGTTTCTATAAGTTTCAAACAGCATATAATCTAACCCTAATCTTAAACTTGGTCTTGCTACGGTTTGCCTTGCTTCTGTGTCAAAACTTGTCGTATTTGTATTATAAATAGCATAAGACCATGGACTTGTTTTACCTATAAATTCTCTAAGATAAGAATTAAATTTAATTACACCAAGTATCGTGTATGTTGTTCCCATGTCTAAAAAAGTGGTAATTTTTAAATCTGTTGTTCCTATGTGTGCAATTGTTGGCTTTCCTCCTTGCAATAAAACTGCCCCAGCGCTTACAAGTTGTGGTTGTCTTATGGCTGTTGATTGTAAAGCATTCCTACCATTCCCACTTTGGTCATACCAAGTAGTCACAAATCCATTATCTAAAGCACCCGTACCCGTAAATGCAAGTAATGCCGTTGTGTCCAATGCTCCCGTAGATGTAAAACCAATATCAGATTCTTGCAAATCAGTACGTCTAACACGAATAGCACTGCCAGTGTATGCGGTTCTTAATTTACGCAAAGAATAAGCAGCGGCTGCGTTTGGGTAATCATCTAATAAAGGCGGTATAATTGACACTCCACCACTTTGCAAAATTCCGTGTGTGCTTAATATCATGCTACTATATCTCCAAATAAATAGGCTTCACTTGACGATAAAAAAATCAAAGTTGCACCGCTATATTGAACATTTAATTTAAGTTTACCACCATTGCTGCGAATAGTCATTCCGCTACCAGCAACTACGGTTGTTTGTCCCGCTCCGTATTGCGCTAAAAGAATTTGTTGACCTGCTGAAAAAACTGATGATGGAACGGTTAAATTGTTAGCACTACCTACATTCATCTCGACTAATTTGTCAGCATCCCCCGCAACAAGCGTGTAAGATGCGGTTTGACGGTTGGTTGTGATTAACTTATTTGTCTTGGTGTCGAGTGCGGTTTGAGTTGCCGTTGATACGGGTTTGTTTGCATCACTTGTGTTATCTACATTACCCAAGCCAACATCAGATTTGCTTAAATCAATATTCCCTGAACCAAGTAAACTTTGACCTTCAAGTGTCTTAATGTTTGTGCCACTTACAAGAGTATCTTGTTTTGATGCCGCTAAACCGCTATACTGCGAATTAGTTGCATTGTCACCGCTATTTGTACCGCTTGTGTTACCTATTACGGTTAATTGTGCATCAGTTACATATCTTTTATTGCTGCTATCTGCAATATCTGCCGTTGTTGCATCTGCCCCAGCAGTTACTAAACCTTTAGCATCGTATGTTATTTTCGTTTTTGTCGCCCCTGTGATTGCTGCGTTTTCGTCAACTTTGCCGTCTAATTGAGTTTGAATTGCAGATGTAACACCGTTTAAAGTCTGAAACTCAGTATTACTTACACTTCCGTCACCTAACTTCGCAGCGTCAATCCCTGTGCCTAATTTAGCATTACTTACAACACCGTTGTCAATAGTCCAAGTCGCTCCGCTACCTGACACGGTTATATCACCTTTGTCTCCATCGGTAACTCCACCACTTGCAGCCGCAATAGTAATTTGATTTGTGCCGTTATCGGTGATGGTTACATTTGCACCCTCTACCAATGTAATCGCACCACTTAACCCGTCAAGCGTAGTAACTCCACCACTTCCCGAAATGGTTATATTTCCGCTTCCTAAAAGTGATTCGTTGTTGATGGTTTTGATATTGCTTCCACTTACAAGTGTAGATTGAACGGTAACTGAACCAGTTGAACCATTTACACTTTGCACGGGGCTTTGAGCCGCTATTTGGGAAATACTTATTTTCTTGGTTGTATCATCACTCACATCCACAATGGGAAGCACATCCGTAGAGGCTACCGTGGTAATTGCCGTGAGTTGACTTATCTTTTGATCTGGCATAATTAATTAACGATTTAAGGTGTTTTTGTTATAGGTCCGATTCCTTGCGCCCATAGTGTGCCGTCACAACATTTCACACTATATTTTAAAGTATTTTTGCAAAGGCATCCACGCTTTGAACTCGGTGGGGATGACCTTGACGGAGTTTCTTTTAAAACTTTTTTATCAACCATAATAAAATTGAAATTAACGCTATCAAAATAACCCAAGGATTCCAATCCTTTTCCTTCATTATTACTTGGGGTACATTTACGGTTTTAGTGATTTTAATCGTGTCAGGGCGTTGCTTTATGTATGTACGAATAATATCGTGGTCACGATAAATTTCAACCCTGACGCTACCAGTATCAATGATAATAGTATCGTGTACTTGGGTTTCAAAAGTCTCATAAATCTCTACCGAATCCGTATAAATGATGGTGTCTAATTTTACTACTTGTGGTTTACAAATTGTACCATCTTTTTTACAGGCTTGTTTTAAGTGCCATTGAGCCGAGCAACTTGATAGCAATACCATCAACACAACTGCCTTGGCAAATAAAAAGGATTTCACGGGCTTGGAAGCCTTGATTTCCTTATACACTTTCTCCAACTTTTGCACCTTATCGGGCTTGGGTTTATATGGCTTTTTTATAGATTCCATCCTGTGTAATTACTTGGATCTTGGTCGGGGTACATTCCACTTTGTTGGTCTTGCGTAAATTCGGGGAATAATTGAGGATAGTAATTCAAATAACTCACCGTCTTTTGGCGGTAGGTTTCTGCGATATCCCTTTGTCTTTTCACAATCATATCAATCTCAACCCTATCAGGTAACTGCGTATTTTCAGGAGTATTCCGAACGATACCAGCGTTACTTATCTCATAGCCATGGAATAACAAAAAGTCAGCCATCGCATAGTGAATGAGCATCGGTTGTAGGTATTGATTTACCAAAGTCAAATAGTTCCCAGCAAGGGTGTTTCCTTGCACCTTGGTTAAGATTGACCGATACAAAGCCGTGCCACACACCTCTTGGATTTGGATGTCTTGGGCTATCTTTATAAAAGGTGTAACCTTGTCAATATCCACATTGCCACCCAACTGGGTGTATTTAAACAAGTGGTCTTTGGTTATTAAAAGTACATTATCGTTTGCGTACATCTTATTTATTCTTTAAACTTCCTTTGTTCGGTAAATCAATGGTCTTGGTTGATGCAGTTTGCCAATCAGGTGGACTAAAAGGTACACCAGCACTATCCGCACTTTGGTTACTTACCCTTTTGTAATTATCCAAATCTTTGATGGCTTGACTTTTCTCTTCGGGTGTCAATGGGATAAATTTACCACCACTCACACGCTTACGCATATAGGTTAAGCGATACCATTGATGCTTACAATTAACACCCCCTTTATACTTCCAAATAGAGTAATTTGATTTTCCACTTGGTGCAAATTGACCGTTAACACCGTCATCGCCCATCGTATCAATGTCCTCTCTTCGGTAAACCACGCCCATCTTGGCATTGGCAACCATATCTTTGCAGAATTGACGAGAATTACCACTTGCACTCATTGGCGCATATCGGTAGCGAATCAGGTAAACTCCTTTATCATCCTTGCTTTTATCTTCGGGGTTGGCAAATCTTTTGAAGAATTTGTATTCGTTGTCATCAGTAACGGGGCTTTCATCTATCAATTCAAACTCCTCACCAATAACCTCGCCTTTGTCTTTCAAATAGTCTAACCATTCATTCTCTATTTCCTCGGTAAATTCGGGTAAGTCTGCACTTAACTGCAAATTTTTAACTTTGGTTTCAGCCCAACTGATTCCTGAATCACCTCCCCAAGCATCCCACATCAATCCACCACATCCCTCGGAATATGGCACATCTTTGTTTTGTTGATGCCTACGGAAAGCCGCCATTCTTTTAACGGTCTCGATTGATATAGGTTCTTTATTGGCTAATTGGTGCGCCCTTGCTTTACCTACGTTTGTACCGCAGTCACCCCAACCGTGTTGCATCACCCATTTTAACGCCCTTTTAGCGTTGTTGGATGCACCTTCGGGGTAATCGGTAAATGATTCTTCAAGTTCTACCTTCTCACCTTTAAAATATGAATAACAAATCGCAGCCGCTTGATCCGCATCCTTGCCCTCTTTAACGACAACAGGGATGCAACGTGCTAAAAAATCATTTTTGCTCTCACTTGGGTTAGGTTTAACTAATTCAACTTTACTGAACCCAAATTCTTTTTCTTTGGTTTCTTCGTTTACTACCTTACCCGATAAATCAGTAAATTCCAAAGGCTGCAATGTCTTGAAATAAATGTCCAAGTTGTAACCATTGGCATTCATTATCTTTCTCACA